CAATTTTCATGATAAATTCCTTTCAATAGCATTATGTCTTCTAATTATATCGTGTTTTTCTTCAGGCTCAATAATTGACCAATGGTCTGGCTCAACATAAAAGAAAAAAACATTACAAACAACATTATTTCCTGAATCTGGAAACTCTTCTCTCCAGTGCTTCTGACCCTCGCCATAATATAAAAGGGCTTCATTTTCTTGCAGTGTGTAAGGAACCCCTTCAACATATAAATCCCACGGCGTATTTTGATACACGCATAAATCTATACTGTAAGTACATGGGGCAACATCTCTATGCTTTTCTAGGGATGCTTGCCCATAGTACCAAGAGCCAAAATTAAATGATGGAACTAGGGTTTGGCTTTCAAAAAAATCCATAGCAAGGGGCATTAGCTTTTTGTGTAAAGAATCTAATATTTCAGATCCCCCAAATTCGTATCTACTAAATTCAGCAGAATGTCCTAATGTTGATTTATCTAAATTTTTAACATAATCTTGCAATTCTTTAAACTCTTCTTGTGACAACAAATTGTTTATAACTATTGGATTTTTCATTTTGGTACTCTTTTCTGATGATCGGGGTATTCAGTTTCATTAGTATGCAAACCGTTAAAATATCTGCGGCCAGACTGGTGAGGTTTTGCCAAATCTATTGTAGTTCTTTCTTTGCCTAAAGACATCAGCTCGTTTAATTCTAAGGAGTGTGAGTCTTTATCAAAAATATCTGACACAAGCTTTATGCTAAACCTATCAACAAAGTATCTTGGTATTGGAATAAATGCACCCAGGGGGTCACCTTTTTTTACAGATATTTCTATATTGGGAACTGTTATTTTTAAATTAAATGTAAAATCACGCCTAATCTGATCCGTCTCAATAACACCCGTCATCGCAGCGGTTCCTGGTATAAACCAATTTGGTGGCTGTATTGTCATAAGATTTATTCCTGGTGGAGTTTTAAATCCAAATTTGTTTTGTATTGTTATAATTCCTTGACCAAATCCATCTTTAATTACTTGCAAATCTTCGTTGTCATTATTAATAAAATTAATTTGTGCATTGTTATTAGTTCCGTCCCAAATAGCAGTAAAGTCTCTAAGAGATTTAATTACATAGCCATACTGATTTCCTATAGTTAATGGCAAGCAATAGTAAAAATGAGAATTAAACCATTCTCTTTTAGGGTTGCCCTTTAAGTCAAGCAAAACTTCTTTGTATGAACCATCCGAGTCTAGTGCGTGTGGAATTACTACAATTGTATTTTCAGGGACTTCGTTACCCTTATCATTAATATACTGGCCAGCCATGACTTTTCTCTTTTTCTTGTGTCCAAAACGAAGCAATTGTATATCTCATTCCATTTTCAATTTTTGTTACTCCATGAAGGTGTTCTGGATCCCCTGGATGAATTGCTAAAGCGCCAGACTTAGGAATAATTTCAAAATCAAAATTTGGATAATAAGTGTGTCCGCCTGTATAGTTATCGTTTAAATAAATAATAGACCCAAAGGACCTGTGCTCGAATCCTATCATATCGGTGTTGCTCATGTCGTCTGCATGTGGTGGCTGTTCCATTCCTGGAAACCATCTAATTATTTGTAATGTGTCAGAGTATATTTCTTCTACGCTAAACAAGTTTTTAATTCTTTCTCCGCAACGAACATTTGCGTCTAACATTATGGATGCAGACTTTTTATCGTATTCGCCAATTTTATGATAATTAATAACACGGTTATCCCAAAATGTGGAACCGCCGCTTTCCCATAAATCTGAAGCAATTGCAGTATTAATTAAATATTCACAATTTTCTTTTGAAATAAAATCTTGAATTATATTTGCTTTAAACATATTACCATTTCCCAAGAGGGCACAAGGCTTTCTCTAATTTAGTTTTTGCTGCCATAAAGCACCCACATTTTTTGCATTGCTTTGTTGCTTGAATAAGCTCTGGGCATGCTTTGCAAATAGAAAATCTGTTGTCTGCTTTTTCTTCAGATGCCCATTCAGAATTTGGATTAATCAAATCCCAAGGCCTGGTGTCACCTAGATTTTCTTTATATTGTTGCCATAAAGATTTTTTGCTGTCTGACATCAATTTCCAATCTAATTTTGTGGGGGATAAAAATTATTTCCATCCCAGGTCCAGCCCTTATCTATCTCAGAATCTATTGGTATTTCAACAAACCTGGGGTTATTTGATAAAGTATCAATTAGTCCACTAAATTTATTTACATCTGGCATAGTCATTTCTGTAACAACATCTTCCCCTACAACTAAAATAAACTTTTTTACCATTTATATAATCTCCACTATTTCTTCTGGGGGATATGCTATTCCGTTAATATAAGTCCATCCCATTGTTGCTTCTGAGTTAGGATTTATTTCAAAACATTTTGGCTCAGAAAGCATCCCAGCAATTACTCCCTGCTCGGCAATATCTGTTTCATCAAAAACTATAATTTGGCTAACAACGTTATTGTTATTAATCATAGCAATTTTTCTATTAGGCATTATATCTCCTTGACTTTAATATTTAGTATAGCATATACAACAAAAATAGTAAATATCTTTTAATTTATTTTTAGCAAGCACGGCAAACTCCTCTTAAGTAGAAGCAGCAGGCCCTACCTGGGTCATTACCGCAAGATGCTGTTGAACAATCTACTGCCGCAATGATAGGCGGTGTTACCGCAATGATAGGCGGTGTTACCGCAATGATAGGCGGTGTTACCGCAATAATAGGCGGTGTTACCGCAATGATAGGCGGTGTTACCGCAATGATAGGCGGTGTTACCGCAATGATAGGCGGTGTTACCGCAATGATAGGCGGTGTTACCGCAATGATAGGCGGTGTTACCGCAATGATAGGCGGTGGAGTACAGCTGGAGCATGATAAAGTTGAAATGCTAAAGGCTTGTGAAACAAATGTTCCTCCTTGATTTGCACTTTGATAGGCTCTTAAAGTTCCAGACCTAGTGGTTCCGCAAGTTCCTACGTTTCCTGTCCATGAACCGCTGGAGCCATTACCAGTCGAGGCGGCAGCCCAACCAGTTGAAGTAAATACGTACCAAGAAGCAGAATCACTTGTTGTAAAGTCAATAGTAATGGTAGTACATGATCTATTTTCTGTAATTGAGTTGATTACAGGAGAAGGAACCGCAATGATAGGCGGTGTTACCGCAATGATAGGCGGTGTTACCGCAATGATAGGCGGTGTTACCGCAATGATAGGCGGTGGAGTTGCAATAATTGGCGGAGGAGGTGCAACGTAGTTATAATAAGTAAATGGAACATCGCTTCCTATTAAAACAACAGATCCTGAAGAAATTCCTTGACTTTGAACTATTTGTGAAAGACCAGAGTCGGATGTATTTGTTGAAGATTCTGAATATGTTAAGCTAGCTGCAGTAATTGATGTTTGGGCATTAGATCTGCTTGATCCAGTCACATTTGGAACAGACACTTTGCGTCTGCCATGTTTTCCAGAGTTTCTAATTGCCATTTATGTATCTTTCTTTTAAACGGTTAAATCGCCAAGAACAACCCACGAATTTAATGCTCTTTTAATCAAAGTTGCAGAACTCCACTGTGTTCTTAATTTTAATCCTGGCGTAGCATTTGGAGTAAACCCGCTACCTTGAATTGTTACTTGAGAAGATCCCGTTTGTAAAACATCTACAGTATACCCTACTGGGAATAGCCCAGAATCTACTATTGTTAGGGCCCCGCCGCCACTCATTTCAATTAATTTAAAAGCATCGCCTACTGCAAGTTGATATGCTGCAGCCTGTGCATTTGTTTGAACTAATTTGTTTAATTTAGTGTCTAACTCGGTTTGCGTTGCAGTTGATACTGGCTTGCTAGCATCTGATGTATTGTCAACAAGGCTTAAACCTACATCGGCTTTTAATAAACCTGTTGGAGAATTAAGAATTGGTGAGTTTAATGTTTTGTTTGTTAGCTCTTCTGTTCCCGCCAAGGTAACAAAGTCAGCATCTGACATTGCAGTATTAAATTGTGCTTTTGTTCCAGTAAATGTATTTGAACCCAAACTAATTGATTTATTTGTAAGCGTCTCTGTACTTGAAGCAGTAATTTTTGTTCCCAGGGCTGTAGCTGTTGTGGTAGCAAAATTTGCATCTGCCCCTAAAGCATCTGATAATTCTTTTAAAGTATTTAGCGTAGCTGGTGCGGAATTAACCAATCCAGAAATTGCTGTATCTGTATAACCTTTAACCTCTGTTATTGTATTGGTTAATTGTGTTTGTGGAACATATCCTGTAGCGTCAAGTTCGGCAACTCCGTCTGCGTTACCAAGTAGGCTCAGTGGAATATAAGTTTCTGGTAAGGTATTTCCTAATCCATCTACGGCATTGTCTACGTAAACTTTACTTGCAATTGTAGTATCTACTCCAAGAGTAATGGTGTTTGCTATGTCGTTATAAGTTTTGCTAATTCCTGTTCCCGCCGTAATTGCTAGCTCTACTGCATCCTGTGCAAGCTCCGCCAGTTCGCTTGGAATAACATTTAAATAAGAAAGAGCTGACCATCTAGATGTTTCATTTGAGGCAATTCCAATTTTAAATCTATTTACAGTAGTGTCAAAACCAAATTCTCCCATTTGTAAAATTGGATTATTTGCTGCCCAGTTTGCAGATGTGTCTCTTCTAAGCTGTAGTCTAATTGCCATTATCTAGCAACCTCCGTAATTCTAAGCCAAATTGATGTTGAGTTATTATCAATTGTAATGCTTTCATCTGCCGTGCCTCTTCTAGCTGCTACGGCAATTGTTTTTGCATTTGTACTGGAGTTAGTATATCTTCCAGTAAGCGGGAACAATGATCCAGTTCTTCCGCTTCCGCCTGAAGTAGTATTATAATTTGAGTATCCATAAGATATTTCAGTGTTGTCAACAAGTAATCTTGAGTGGTAATCATCATTTCCGCTGCCTGCATTGCTGTATTTGGATATATGAACATGCACAATTAAATAGCTTGATGAGCTTACTGGAGTATAGCTATATGTAATAAAACTTGTAGATGTAGTTGATGCTGCAATTGTTGCAGAAACAACTGTTACTTCACTATTATCAAGTATTGTATCTTTTAATACAGATCCTGCTGCTGCCCCTCTTACATATCCTGCAAAATTTGCATTTCCGTTATTATCTAAAATCATATTTGAAGCAGTATATGCACTATTAATAATTTCAAGTGCCCCAGCATCAGTTATACGCAAAAACTTATTTGGATCTGTAGCGCCAGATTTAGAGTTAATAATTTTTAATATGTCGGAGTATCCTGCCCCGCCGCCTTGTTGGTTTGCAGAAGATATTGTAAGTGGATAATTTGCATTATTTGATGACTGAGTTAAAGTAAATGGGGCAACTACTTCTGGGCCCGTTGCGCCTGTTGCGCCCGTGGCACCTGTTGCGCCTGTGGCGCCTGTTGGTCCATTTACACCTGTTGGTCCAACTACTGTTGAGTCTGCACCTGTTGCGCCCGTGGCACCTGTTGCACCAGTTGCGCCTGTAGCACCTACGCCTGTTGCGCCTGTTGCGCCTGTTGGTCCTGTTGCACCATCTAGACCGCTAGCTCCCGTGGAACCTGTTGGTCCTGTTGCACCTGTAGGTCCTGTTGGACCTGTTGGTCCCGTAGGACCCGCTATTGTGCTTGCTGCACCTGTTGGGCCTACAACCGTACTGTCTGCACCTGTTGCACCCGTTGGTCCAGTAGGGCCTGTTGGTCCCGTAGGACCCGCTATTGTGCTTGCTGCACCTGTTGGGCCAGGTATTGTGCTTTGTGCACCTGTTTCGCCTGTTGCGCCTGTGGCACCTGTAGCGCCCGTTGTGCCTGTTGCGCCTGTAGATCCTGTTGCGCCTGTTGCGCCTGTAGCACCTACACCTGTTGCGCCTGTGGCACCTGTAGGTCCATTATTATCTGCAGCAACAAATGCTAAAGCTGACCAAACTGATGTGCCGTTACCAATTTTAATTTTATTTAATGTTGTGTCAATTCCAATTTCGCCTGCTTTTAATACATATGTGGCGGAAGCCCATTGAGTTGTAGTTCCTCTTTTATGTTTTACCGAAGTGTTAATTGTCATAGTGAACCTGCATCAATATCTTTTGTTTCATCGTATTGGGCTGCAGAAGTTCCACCGTCAAATATTGTAAGTGCTGGATTATAGTTTCCTGCGTAAACGGTGTGAACATCTCCGTCATATGTGTGAACATGATTTTCTAATGTATATTGATCGCCAGCTGATCCAACTGCTAGCCACTCTGTGCCTGACCAAACTCTGAGTTCTGAGGCTGTGGTGTTATAGTATATATCTCCAACACGACCTGGTGCTGGATCTGTTAATAATTCAACGGCGTTAAGGGGGACTAATCTTTTTACAGACATTTAAATCTCCTTAACCAGTAATTACGACTCTGTATGCTCCACTTGCTGGTGCTGTTGCAAATCTTAATGTTACTGCATCTGTAGATGTGCGCTCTACATCTGTTTCAACAAGAGCTTTTGATCCTGCTGATTCAAAAACTTGAACAGTTACGTCTAGAGACCCTAAGTTGTGGTTTACTTGAATATAAGTTAAGCTTGATGGATTTGCTAAATCAGCTGCATATTTTCTTGCAATTGCATGGTAGTTAGTTCCATTATTTGTTAATGTCCATCGATCATCTGTTTCATTCCATAGAACTTCAACATCCGCAGAATCCCCACGCTCTACTTTTATTCCAGCATTTGCTGTTGGTGTGCCAGTTGCATTTGAGTTAAGGTTTACCTTATTGTCAACAATATTAATTTCTGTAGTATTTACAGAGTTAATTGTTCCTGTTACGTTAAGGTTTCCACCAACATTTAAATCATTAGTAATTGTTACATCATCTGGAAGGCCAATTGTTACTGTTGTGCCTTCGCCCGATGTAGGAGATACTGTTACTTCGTTAGCAGTTCCTTGAATATTTTGTACATAGTCTCCCGTTGTATCTGTTCCAAGAGCAACAGAATTTGGTGCAACTGTAGTTGTGATTGTTACATCCCCAAGATTTGTTATTGTTCCTGTACCAGTTACATCTCCTGAAAGAGTAATTGTTGGGTCTGCTACGTTAAAATCTAGTTTGCCATTTACATCGTCGTATGTTACTGAAATTCCTGACTCTGTATTAGAATCAATCATTCCTCCAACAATGTCTTGTACACGCTCAGCGTTTAATGTTACTGCGCCTGATGCTACTGTAAAGTCTGTTGAATCAAAACTTGCAACACCCTTGTTTGATGAGGTTGCATCTTCTGCTGATACAGTAATTGTATTATTTGTTACAGCTACATCAATTCCTTCTCCGCCTGCAACTGTTAACGTATCAGTTAATAAATTAACTGTGTCTGTGCCAGTGTCTCCAGCTATTGAAAGATTTGTAGCAACATCTGCTTCACCTGCAGCAGTCAAACGACCTTGCTGATCTACTGTAAATGTTGGGATCTTTGTTGTTGAGCCATATGAACCTGCTGTTACGGCGGTATCATTTAATTTTACTGTTAATGTTCCTGCGGTATCGTTGTAAGTTGTTGTAATTGCTGTTCCGCCAAGAATTGAAGAACCAATTAGGTCTTGAATAATTTCTGCGGAGCCAGACATCGGCATCCATGGGCCATTAGGAGAGGCAAGCCCATTGTAGTAGTACATGACATTGCTTAGGGAGTCATAATAAATCTGACCTAATCCTGGACTTGATGGTGCTGAACTTAAATTTTGAATTCGTGCATTGAGTAGCTCATTTTTGTTGAGGTCAATGTTGGTTACAAATAATCTTGCCATTTTTTACTCTCCTTTAGGACAGGTACGCTGTCCCTGAAAATGGTTGTGCCATTGTCAGTGTTATTTGGTTAATACTATTATAGTCTATTCCCGTTTCTAATATGTCTCCTGCAGAATTTTTTATAGTGACATTTGGGTTGTATCCTAAATTGTGTGTTATTTCAAGCCTGTATACTCCAGATACTGGCCCTGTTACCTGATTAATGTTCCATGGGTAGGTTAGTGTTCCTGTACTTAGAAGGTAGCTGTTTGCCCCTTCCCATGTTAAATCATTTGGTTTTGGGCCATAAAATCTAGTTGTGTACTTGTCGTAGTAAAAATCACCTTCGAGGCCTAGGCTATTTGATGGGGCGCCGTTTCCATTGAGTATAGTTTTTCCTCTAGGACCTTGCGGGCCAGAAGCAGAGATAACTACTTCATTTTTAATTTCAGTTACTATTACTTTTTCTACGCTCATATTGTCACCGATCTGCTTAAAGTTATATATCCCTCAAGAAGCTTTGTTCTATTTCCATTTGAATCTGTTACCATAATATCATAAGAAGATTTTGGATAAAAAAGACTATTGGTTTGTGCTGCTGTCATTGTAATTGTTAGCTTGCCTGCTGGTTGATCTATAACTATTCCGCCAGTTGGTGAGGACAAAGTAAATGCTAACTTAGATCCGCCTTTTGCATCTCTTACCTGCAATTTTGCAGATGCCGAGGTTAGCGCAATTGGAAGTCCAGCATTGTCTTTGTATTCGACAATAAATGAATATGTAGTATTTTGATCAATTTCAAAATTTTTTTGCGCTGACATAATATCTCCTAAAATAGGAAAACTCCTGTACTAATTTTAGCACAGGAGCAGTCCTAATAATGAAATTACTTTGATTCTGCTACGAATCCAAATTCCTTATTACTTGGGCTTAGAGCCTTAAGAATAACTGGAGCCACTGCGGCAAATCCACCCATCAAAAGATCTCTTGGACTGGTATTCCCAGTCATGTATAGAGCAATAGCTGCTGAAAGAAATGCACGTGCATAAGTTCCAAGCGCTGCTAAAATTTGTTCTGTCATAACAACTTTCCCATCTTTATTTAAATCTGCTTTTGCAAATTTAGCCATTTTGTCATCTCCTCGTGGGCAAGGTGCCCATGAATTTTCGGTTTACCCGAATACTATAAGTCTACCACTAAGCGGAAATATCCACAAGTTCACAGTTTCCGTCTGAACTGCAGGCAAGGGTGGCATTGGTAGATGTGCCATCCTCTGTTTCGTAAAAAGATAAATCCTCCCAACGAATTTCGTTGGGCATTTTAGAAACAAGGATTTCATATTCTTCTTTTGTTACTTCTTGGTATGGAGCCTGCTTGTATGAGTGATCTGAGTGGGGCAAGAATGAAATTCCAGAGACCTCGTCAAAATGTTTGTATACCCATGCCCCTACTTCCATCCATTCATCTTCTTTTACAGAAACTGTAATTGATGGCTTGTGCTCACACCATGCACGTTGATAAACTAACCAAATATTTAAATGCTCAATAGCGGTTAAATCATTTCTAACAATTGCACCTTCTGGTGCTTTAACTGGAAATGAAAATACGTATGTATCATTTGGCTTCATAACATCATCCTCTACTGGAATTCCAACTTCTTTTAAAAATGTAGAAATTGGATCCCCCTTTGCTCCACGTACTGTGCGAACATAGTGTGGAGAATGCCAAGCATGCATTCCTGAAGATACCCCGACCAATTGAGATACTGTTCCTGATGGCTTTACACATGTAATAGCAGCAGACTCAGGAATCCCAATTTTCCCAGCCTCATCTTTATTCTTTGCTCTTGCTGATTCTCTAAGAGTCATCAAGAAAGCTTCTAGCGAAACAAGGTCTTCTTTTCCTGACATAAACTTATGTCCAAATTGTCCAGTCAAGGAAACACCTAGCAGGCGTTCTTCTTCTGTATTGTCTTTCCAGATCTTACGAATATATTTAAAGTCGGTAAGAGTAGACTGCCATGTTCCAAGAATAGTTGCAAGTTCTACTTTGCGCTGAATATCTTTCTTTGTATCATTTTCACGCAATACGACTTCTGAAAGGTTACAAAACTGATAAGGACGTAGAATAATCTCTGAGCACGGGTTAGTTCCATAGTGTATATCTGGATCTCTTCTTCCATACTTGGCTGCTTGGGCTTGAGCTGCGGCCACATTGTATATACCTCGTTCTCCAGACTTTGAATCATATAAAGATTTCCATTCTGCAATAAATTGTTCCATGTCTGGCTTGCGTGAGTAAGCAACAGAGTTGTTAGACAAAGCACGTTGTGTATTTGCTTCCCACCAATTGCCTGATTTGGCCTGTGCCATCTCAATGTCGTTAATGTTAGAAAGAGAAATCATAGCTGAGCGACGAACTCCTCCTACAACAACAACTTCACCAATCTTACACATAATGTCGTGACACTCAATTGGCTTTAGATTTCTTCCTGTGGCGTTCTTAAACTTTGCAATTGTAAAATCAAATAGGTTAATAAGTGGTTGTGGTCCTGATGATCTTCCGCCCATTGTCTTAAGTCTTGCACCTGCTGGTCTTACCTTAGAAACATCAATTGCTGGAATTTGTCCAGACCAAAGTAGTGCTAGCAACTCACGATATGCTTTAGCCCAGCCCTGCTTTGAGTCTTCTACTGTAATTACTGTAGTTGACTTCTCCAGTGATTCTGGGACGGCAGGAAGTTTGTTAATATACTTATACTCAACAGAGAACCCTACACCTGTACCGCACATAAGGATATACATTGTCTCATCAAATGAACGTGCCGAATCAACTGGAAGAAAAGCACAATTGTATCCTGCAACATTGTCTCTTTCTAATGCTACTCCTGAAGTCATAACAGAGCGCATAGATGGCATGACGTTTCTTTCAAATACACCGTTTTTTAATTCCGCAACAAGCTTCTCATCTGGAATATAATTATAATTTTCTTTTAAATGGTTTAGCATAAAGCCAAAATATCTATCTACTGTCTCACCCCATGTCTCACGGCGATTATCTTCTGATATCCATCTTGCATATCTGGATAACGCAATGAAATTTTCGTAAGGATTTGCAATAGTTTTAGACATTTTATAGTACCTGTTTCTCCGCCCAGCGGTTAATTTAAATTTAGTGTGAAGATCCTATTCTACCAAAGAAGTGTTTATAGGGGAAGAGGCTAAGAAAACTTTTTAAATAAATGTTCAAATGCTTTCTTAGTCAACTGATCCCAATTATAGTCTTTATGTATTTGATCAGCTTGGGCAAAATAATATCCTGAATAGGCTTTAAAATTAATAACTGCTTCGTACATTTGTTCTTCTAAATGTTTTCCATCTGGTCTAAACATTTTTCCAATGTAGTTGTCTCCTACAGATTTGGGTAAAGTCTCATCTGTAAGTTTAGATTTTAATTTAAGCGGTCCTAAATATTTTTCATAGTGGCACCAATCGTGTGTTGATATGACTGGCATACCTGTTGCAAGTCCTTGGATTGGAATAAACCCAAAACCTTCTCCCCATGTAGGGTACAGGAGAATATGGTTAGTGTGATACAAACTTAAAAGTTGATCTTCTGTATACTCATCAGTTATAATTTTTATATTTGAATAAATAGTATCTGGTGTTACAAATTCGTTATTTGAATTGTACATTCTTGTTGTATTAGAATGATGGCACTTTAAAGTAAGTTGATAGTCAGGGTTATTGCCAAACAGCTTTGCAAAAGTGTCTACTACTAGCTGTCCATCTTTTCTTGGTGAAGGCTCCCCTATATGCAAAAATTTTATTGGTTGACCTTCACTAACTACTCTGCGTTTT